GCCGGAATGGATGCCCAAGTTAGGGGGACGGAATAATTCCGCCCTCCATTTGAGTGAGATTACTGCTTACGTTGCAGTACACTCAACAAAGACCTCCAATTAATGAAAGGACATTTAATCCCAACAAAACCAACTAAAACCGAGAGAGTTGACTACTTAGTCTCTCCTCTGTTCTTGTCAGAACACCACGCCTAAAATGGCGTGGCCCACCTGGCTTTTATGTCGACGTGCTCAGGACGTCCATAACGTTCGAGATGCTTCACATCAAAGAAAGGGTCTGACCCTCGCTTGAGGAAGTACTTCAGTAAGGCCGCATACCCATCTAATGGGTCACTGCGTGGTGTGGCCTTGACAACAAAGCCTTTTACTAAAGGACGATGTAAGTCAGGACACATCCGCTCAGTCTCATATCCTAAGACAGAGTGCAGACCAAGTACTGGAGACGTATTTGCTACGCAAGGATGGTGGAGTTTTTTCTCCCTCATCCAAGCGAGTAGATATCTCGCTCCACACCATAGTCCAGCCAGATAAAGCTGGTTGTACAGTGAGAACAAAGAAATCACGTTCTCAGTGTTACGTCGTGATTCAGGAAGCAAGTCGGAACAATACGTAGGTTTTACGTTTGAACCGTCATAAGCATCCATCCCGCATGACTCTCGGAACTTTCCAGTTACGAAAGACTTAGCGAGGTTCACTTTCAGACCGAAATCTGAAAGCTCACTTATCACGATGGGCGCATATTCTGTGGGAACAATGATATCGTCCCCATAGATTCGCACACCCTTTAGAGCTCTTTTTAGGCTCTTTAGAGTGACTGGTGATCCTTGACTACGAAGAATCCCAGAGAGAACGATGACAAGAAATGTCATCGCCTCAACCGGAAAACAAGTAGCCGAACCCATAGACGCGAACTTGGCAAGGGTTATTACCCCATGTCCAGGCACGTCCGCACGTGTGCTTCTACAAGCCTGTATTGCTCCAGATAAATCTGGAACGCAAGCAAGCATTCGAAGTACTAGCAGATTAGAAACCCTATCACTGGCTTCAGAGAGGTCTAGCGTTGATGAAACGCCAGTCTTTGAAGAGGACAGAGCCAGCTGTTGATTAGGTACCTGATCGGTGAAGCCTAAGGCTCCACTAAGAACGGTACTCTTCTCTAAGCATGGAACTAGGAGTTCGAGAAGACTCTGTTGTGTATATTGCATACACACAGGTTCAATCGCTATAATCCTAGGGGTTTTTAACGTTTTAGGTACTGTGATGACCCTTGAGGGTCTCTCAGCATCGGGTTCTAAGAAGTCAATCCCGTCCAAATGATCGGCTGCGTTCCAAGAAGGAATGCAGAAGACATCACTCGGGAAGAACACATCGAGACGAGAGTGCCACTCTTTGATTGAGAACTTCCGATTTCCGGAAATTCTCTGAGCGGTTGCTCCCGGGCCATGGCGTGGAACGTGTTGTCCATGCCGAACCACGGAGTTAACGGATTGGAGGGTAGAACCCCACAAAACGTCAGAAATGTCACCGAATCTCTCATAGAGAGAAGAGTGCAAATTCCTACTTCGTTCTCTGACTTCTTTATCACACTGGACGTAACCGTCAAATGCTGCCTTAGTGCGCTTATCAGTGCACGGAAGGCTAAGTTTCTTATATAGCAAGCAAGCTTGCCGTATACTAAATATTGCATCATGATTAGGTTCCTCCAGAAGGATACCAGAACCAGGATCGAACACCTGACAGAGCAAACCTTTAAACAAACAAGGGAGAGCTCCGTGCTTCTTGAAACCAAGAAAGCGCGATGTGTCAACTATTCCCAATTCAAGACTTCTTTCGAAGTCCTTACAGAAAAGGGGAAGGGATATCGTAAGAAACGATATACCCTCGTGTTCGACCCGAGCAGAGATTGTTTTAAAATCTCTGGTGGTGCTAGCGCGACACAAGTGGCTGACATCTGTCAGCACACACAAGAGTAACTGCATAAGGCTTTTCATCTGTGCTCTCCGTTAAAGGTGAGTTACAGAGTCCCTGCCAAGCAGCAGCACTCAAACCTTAGTGAAAGCTAACCCAAGTAACTAACGTCATCAGTAAGATGACAGCAACGAGGGCGCTAACGCCAAGAATTAACATCCACGGAAAAATGTTTCGTGTTTTCACACGTCACACTAACGAGCCTATTGCTAGGACTCGCCTCCAACGATGTTGGTAACCTTCGCGTATGTCGACGCGGCCAAATAGGCAATTAGCCCATTGGCAATGTCCGCACATTGAGCACGAGTGAAACCCGTGATCGGCTCATCGATGACCAGATAAGCACTCATAGAGTACTTAATATTCTGGGCCGAAATGAGTGGATCCGCAGCGACTTTAGAATAGTCAACGCGGGCCACGTGCCGATTTCTCTTTCCATACGAATGCGAAATGGTGAGTCCAAAGGACCCATCAGCCGTCTTGTAGGAAGAGGTGTTAACGCCACGACCGACAGTAGGAAGCGATTGAGCTCCCAAAGTCGGAGGCGTGACTGTTTGAGGATCTGCCAACATTTGGCACAGTTCTCCTGTAGTTTAACACACAAAAGTGGGTTAGTTTCAGCGAAATTGCTGAGGCTTGCTTCGGGACAATCCCAAAGCAGCTATGATGGCCGCCTGTCGAATTGTAAAATTCAACGGGTCAAGACCAAAGCCATAAGGAGTCGATTTAGTGCGTCCCGTATATTCGTTGATAACGATTTGGGAAGCAGTAACTGGGATACCGTGTAATACGGTACCTTGCAGCGAGTACTGGTCCATGGTTTGTTTATAATCCGTGGCATACCCGTACACGATCGTCAAGCTATCATTCTGAATCATATCCATGTTAGCGATATTATCGCCAACATTTGTGAACCAGTCTGTTAGCCAGGACCACGGTAAGAGACTCCAAGCGGTGTGAGGACTAATGTCCGCACCGTAAAGGATAGTCATTAACTGTCGGTGCAACTTAGGGGTCATAGGCATTCCATGACGGTAGTCCAAGTAATACTTGAACGCACCAGAAAAGGATGTTCTATTAGACTCTATAGTTGACGTGTACAGCTTACCGTAAGAATCGATGAATTCTCCCTCAACAGCAGGGTAGCCAATGGCAAAACCCTGACTGCCTTGAAAGGTGATTCTCGAATCCTTTGCGATAGTAACCTTTCTGCGGACCACCTTCCCGTTATCACGGAGAAGTTGGCGGATATGTTTTTCCGAATTCACGGCAGCCTTTACGGTGCCGCGAAGATCCTTAAGAAAAGGCTTCCACCCGAACTCGTAGTTCAGATATTGGTTCCCAAGACTTTTAAATATCTTGAGGCCATTCCGAAGCTCGAGTATGGTATGAGGGAGGCGAGGAATGTCGCGAAGTTCCCCAATAAACTGACCCAATCCTAATTGAGTTCGGACTGGGCTAGCCCGTGCAATCCCTGTGGCGCCATAGGCGCTCATTTGGTTGACGGAGGGAACGTCGCTGCGGTATGTATCAGGAGTAAAGTTTTTATTCCCGATTCCGCCCGGATATATCTTAAGTTTATGATATTGCCGGATTATTCCACCGTGCTTCATAACCAGATTGCTACCCAATTCACAAGGTTGTGAATAAATGGTATGCTTCTGATTGAGGAACGGGCCTCCAATATCACGAATTTCAGACCCCTTGCGGGGTGGCCAAGAATGGCCTTCTGAATACGTGGTCTCATATCCCTGGAACGACGCAAGATGCGTCGAGAACAGAGAACCGTCATAAGTCAAGTAGGAGGTATTAAGCCCCCCATTGATCT